TCGAACCATATCCACCTTCACCTCTTTCTGTTGATGAAAGTTCTTCCGATTCAATGAACTCTACATTTGGATATGGTAAAATTATAATTTGACCTACTCTATCCCCTACTTCATAGTACCGAGGGTATTTCTCTTTTGTTTTTCTAAACTTTAGCATGATTTCACCTCGATATCCCGAATCGATTACCCCAACATGATTGGTTAGATAAACGTCTTTTTTTGCGTTTGAACTACGAGCGAATAATAAACCAACATATCCGTTTGGTATCTCAATTGCCAGTCCTGTACCATAAACAACATTACCATCCGTATCATATTCTATGCGGACTGATGTTAGGTCCATACCGGCATCCCCCGCTTTTGAATACGAGGGGATGACAGCTTTGGGGTCCAATTTTTTAATTCTAACATTGAGAGAATTGTGTTTAGCCATAGTACTCGTTTGGATATCGTTATCCAATGCCGACAATACTTTGTTCAAATCACCAATAACAGAAAAGTCACCATCTTCCGATTGGAGAGATTTCTCAATGTCCTGTAATTTACTAAGATAATCTTCGATATCTTTTTTATTCATTTGGGTTATCCTTTTTTACTTTCTAACCATTTATCTAATTTCTTGATTCTTTCTTTCAAGTCATTATCTGCAGGTCTTAAACAAGATTCAACAAACACATCGGTAATTCTTTGTAACTCCTCTACAGTGATTTTAACACCAATTGAGTTTACATATTCCAATGCTAACTTACTTTGAGACTGTCTAAGAATTTGAATGTCTTTGCTGTGAAATTCCATAGTTGTGTATTTGATTATTGATAATATTCAGGTGTATTGTTTTTGTCGATGATACACTCAATTGCCATTTTGGCGATTGCCAAACTTTCACTTGAACGCATATCTCCTGCTCTGTATTTTGAAACAACGATAGTTGCCTCTTCTACTGATTCTGCTTCAACAATGTATTTTACTTTTTGAAGTCTTGGGTTTCCATTGCGGTCGAGTTGCTCCAACTCGTAACCTACTGTTACTAAATAATGCATGTTTTTTTGGTTTTAAATTATTGATTTGAAAAATTGTGTTCTGTTATTACAAACATTTGGAAGTGAGTACTTATCCTTTACTGTTTCATAAAGTTTATTACCCAAATCTTCAATCATGTTTGGATTATCTACTAATCTCTTCATGTGTTGTGTCCACTGTTTATGGTTTTTACTTGGAGAAACTAATAGTGAATTACCCTTACTGTTGATTCCTCCTCCGAATTCAACGGCACTTACTAAATCGAGAGTATATGGTAGTGTTTCACTGGCAATTAATGCTTTCTTGTGGAATCCTGCTTCAATTGCTTTTAATTGTGATTTATTTGCATTGAACTCACTTGGTACCAATGGTGCTAATGACACATCAAATAGATTATAATTGGATGCGTATTTTCCAACAGGTTGAGTCCAAACTCGACGATATCTTTTATCTGAGGTATTATACTCAGTATCATTAAATGTTAAAAGATATTTCTTATATTCTTCATCCGCATATTTGTAATTGTCGGTGAATAATTTTTCATATCGATACCACACAGTTTCCATTGGTTGGATTGGTCGAACTCTTTGTTGACCTGTCTGTGGATTAATTTCGGTAACATTTCCTCTTAAATCAAAACCACACAACACAAATTGAGTATTTTGTGTTTGATTTAAAATTGTGGAAATTCCTGAAGAAAGTAATTCTAAATCATGATAATGGGTTGAACCACCTAACCAACCAAATCGTATCTTATCTGATTCTGTAGGTTTTGATTGAAATTGAGGTTCATTAGGGTCAACTGCATTTGGAAAAACCATTACATTTTTGATACCCAACTTTGTTCGTATTGATTTTTCAAACACTTCGGTTGTACACGTAACCCAATCCGAAGCTCTCATCAACTCCACTTTTTTTCTTGGAATCTCATTCATTTTGATTTGATGGTGCATTGGGTGCCTGTGGTCCACAGTCCAAAAATCATCAATATCCATCACAACTTTGATTCCTTGTGATTTTAATTTTTGAATTCTTTCCAGATTTTTTTCGTGAGTTGCTTGGTGTATGAAACTATGGAAAACAACAATGTCATAATTCTTGAAGAATTCGTCATTATCATCTGCATTCATTGAGATGTCGACATGGAATTCTCCACCATAGTTATCCCCGATATACTTGAACGGGTCTAAGATTCTGTACTTACCTACTCCGAATTGGTCGGGCGGTATTGCTAATATTCTAATTTTCGACATCAAATAATACTTGTATGTCTAAATAATAACAAAAAAATTTGAAAAAAACAAACGTTACTTGGATTTATTTACTCCAGTAATTTTACCTTTGAAGACCGAATCACCCACTTTCAATACTAAGTTTTCGTTGATTGATAAGGTTTGTTGCGCGGTTAGAATTTGATTTAATTTCTCATCTAATACCTTTCTTACGGTATTTTCGATTATAATCGCAATCTCGTTCATATCAATGTTTGATGGTTGTGAGGTTGCTCTCGGTGATGAGGTTTGTTTTGGTTTTGTGGATACACCCTCAGCTTCCATCAGTTTTTTGGTGTTCTTAACAAAATCCATGTCAAGAGAATCAGATAAACTTATTTGAGGTATTGGATTTTCAATCATTGCTCTTTTAATCGCTTCAGGTAATTTTGATTCCATAACTTTATTTGGAGTATACTGAGCTGGTTTTTGTTGTGGGGAACTCATTTCGGGAATGTTTAATTCCTCAGGTGTTGACCTAAGCATTGTTTCATTTACATGACCTCTCTCATAGTTACCGCCGTCAACCTTATTCATTACTTTTTTCGCTTGTACCAATCTTTGCATCAAGCCACTTTCTGATATTACTCCTTTTCCTGACATTTTAATAGTTTTTTAAAATATAAATATTTTTAGAAGAAAATTAAAGTTCTAATTCTATTTAAAGATTCTTGTAATGGTGTTTGACCAACTATTACGTTATCTTTCTTTAATTCATTATATAATTCAATCTCAGCATCTTTCTCAATTCTTCTACGGGTACCTTCTCCAGCAGTAGTATTTTTACCAATCTCTCTTTGTCTGTTTGACCAATCCTCAATTTTCTTTTTACGTAAAACATCCAACGCTTTGGAGAATTCGTCGGCAGAAATTTGTTTCTGACCGTCAACATCTTGAACCTTATTTTTAAGTTCATCATACACTTGGGATGCGAAATTGACCTCAGGTTGTGGAGTTGCTGATGGTCTTTCATCAGGTTTTGGTTGTGGTAACTCCTGTTTAGGTTCTTGAGGTTGTGGTTCTCTCGTCGGTGTCGGCTGTGGTTTTGGTTTTTCCACTTTAGGTACTACACCCCAATTACTTGTTGCGTAAACCACGTCCAAACTTTTATCCCCGTCCTGATTTAAACCCGGTCTTTTTGTGTCAAATGTTTCATCCTCATAAATTTGGAGACCTGATATTCTATCTAACATGAATAATCTCCATCCATGTTCACTAAATCCTTTTTTTGATACTGAAGGGGGTTGTACCCATCCTCTCACAACGAGATTACCCTTTTTGGTAACTCCCATTGCCACTAATTCAGCTTTAATCCTTCTACCTGGTAAAACTTCCCCTCTTGGTCCGTTATAATAAAAAGAAACGGGGTTACGACCTTTAATAGCGTTAATTAACCTTCCCCTTTTACTACCAACGGGAGCTTCTGTTATTAAAATTGATAATATTTTTTCAAAACTTACCATTAAAAGTCAGGGTATTGTTTGTTATCTCCGTATTTGTTTTTTGCCTTTAATACAACTCTTTCGTTAATATCGGTTTTTGTACCGATACTACCGCCAGCATTTTCACCACGACCTTTTTCATCTCCATCGGAAATGGCATTTGGGTTTACTGATGAATATTCAAAGACACCATTATAAGTATTCTTTGAGAGTAATGAAACTCTTGTATTGATGTCCGTTAATCCACCAACATTACCTGAATTTTCTCCTTTACCCTTTTCATCTCCATTGGATAATGCATTCGGGTTGTTAGAATCGTATTGAAAACCGGTGTTATATATGTTTTTTGATAATAACGAGATTCTTTCGGTGATATCAGTTAAACCACCAATAGCCGAGCCATTTTCTCCTTTACCTTTTTCATCACCTGTTGATAATGCATTAGGGTGGTTAGAGTCATAACCTAACGAAGGTCCATATATGTTACGAGCGTATGATGCGTTTCTTTCGGTTATATCGGTTTTAGAACCAATTGTTCCTGAAGTACCTTCACCCTTACCTTTTTCATCCCCATCGGAGATTGCATTTGGATTCACAACACCGTATCCAAAATTTTGACCATATTGATTTATTGCCAATAATGTCTTTCTTGTATTGATATCGGTAAGACCACCAATTGATGTTGCGTTTTCACCTTTACCTTTTTCGTCACCTGTTGATAATGCATTAGGGTTATTTGAATCGTATTCAAAATTTGGGTTGTAGATATTTTTAGCAACTAACGATTTTCTTTCCACAATATCGGTTTTAGAACCAACATTACCATTTAATTCTCCCTTACCTCTCTCATCACCGTCGGATAACGCACCGGTATTATTTGAACTATATAAATCACCGTAGTTATACTCATTTCTTGCCAAATGTTGTTGTCTTTGTTGTTCTGCAATAATTTCTAATTGAGTTGGCATATTAGTATGATATTAATTTCTTTATTTTTTCAACCTCTTCAAACAAACCCAAAGAAGTTATTGGTGAGATGCTGGTTTTATGTGAATTACTTTTTACAAGATTGGTTGGGATTTTAAAACTAAAATTTTTAGAGTGAGATTTTAAGTGACTGTTTTTTCTTTCACCTGTTAATCCTGATATCTCATCCGCTCTCTTTCTTGATTGTTTATTACCCTTTATTAAATCTCTCTCACCTTGTAAATGGGTCATTGCCCATTTTTCCATCAATTCGCCACCACAAAGGTCAAATTTGGTTCTTTCATTTACTTTATCCATGTTTTGGATGTCGTGAATGATTCTTTTTAATTGACCATATTTCACTGATTTATCTTGTAAAAGTTTTTTTGCTCTTTGAATCCCACGCACATTCTGACCATTTAAACCCGTAATCGTATGGTTTATCTTATCAAGGATGTCTTGTGGAACATCAAAAACTCTACCTTTTAAATCTTTATTCATCGTCTTTATCTAATAGTTTAAGAACATCTTTTACAGATAAATTATTCTTAACTAGTGTATTTTTAAGTGCAGATAACTGTTTTTTAATTATTGGGTTGAGATTTTTCTCAATATCTTCCATTTGGTCTTTCTTAACTAAATCATCAGATTGTGATTTTTTTGAAAGAACACTTTCAACATAATCTTGGATATATTTTTTAGGATTTTCAATTAATCTAACTTTATCTCCCTCAAGATTATCGTCATAACCATAAGAAGCAAGTCTTTCTTCCGTTTCTTTATCGTCCATACCTAATTCTTTTTCGAAATAATCCTCCGCATCTTCTCTATCTGCATCTTGACCTAATGTTTTTTCAAACCCAAGAGCGTTACTCATGTCAGCTTCCGCCCAATATCTTAAAGATGTGTGGGTACCGTGTACACCGTGAATACCCATGGAGCCCCCGCCCGTTTTAACAACTTGGTCGGTGGTTTTTTTGGTAATTCCCTTACTATCTTTACTTACAGGGACTTTTTTTCTTGAAATGTTTCCTTTATCATCAACTATCTCCTCAATTTCCGATTCTGACTTTTCAGGAATTTTTTCAAAATCCGTATCCGCAGAAAATTCCTTTGCCCACTTGGACCATTTACCTCTTTCTTTCTTAGATAAAGACTTATCCGAAGCCTTTGCGTAGAAGTATCTTTGTTGTTTTTTCGATGCGAATGTCTCCTCGATAATATTTTTTACATATTTATCCATTTAACTATAGTTTCTATATAAATATCAAAAGAAAGGAAAGATATTTATAATAATATGAATAGTCAGAACATACTCAAATTTTGGGGGACGAAACTCGACATAAAGCTCGATACGTCAGAATTTTATGATTACGAGGTAGGGAAGACTGAAACTGACTATAACGTAGAAGTTTTAGATTTTGATACTCCTATATCGTATTCCTCATTAAAAATCGATACTACGGGATTGATGAATACATCGTGCTCGAAAAGTACGATTTACCTAACTGAAATTGACAATCGTTCAAACGACCCAAGTTACCCTTATTCGGGATATACTTGGAGTTTGAGTTATTCTGACTTTACAACCCAACTTAATAATGTTGATACAATATTAGACAATGATGTTTATGATTTTGTTGATGATTCGGGTTTAATCCATTATTTTAAAATCTCAACATACAATCAACCATTATCGAATTTATTTTCATTAAATGTTACAGGATTTACTGGTGACATTACCAAATGTGAGTTATTATTAACCGACCCTAATCTATGTTGTGATACTGACCCAATAAAGAACGCAAAACCGTGGGCATATCAAATCAATCATGGTGGTGGAAGTGACAACTGTGAATTTTTTGTAAATAGAAGACCTGAAAAGGGTTGGACAATTGATATTGTGTTCAATAGAGAGGATTTACCATGGTCAAGCGGTGGAACTTTCTATTATTGGGGTACCAGAGGTACTACAACAATATCCGAATACGCAGATAATAATTTATCATTCTCATTTACTTCCGATAGAAGAATTATTTGGAAAGCAGTTCATTACAGTGGGTATTGTGGTGATTCGGGATATACCGAAGGTTATTATACGGTATCGGGACAAACCCCTCCATTATGTGTTAATGGTACTTCCGAGGATTTTGAAATCACAATCACATTTGACAGATATAGAAGGTTAACCGATTGTAATGTTGAAAATGATGGTGGTTGGAACGATATGGTTAGAGGAATAAAACCGATTCCGTATATACCTGAATCAGGAAGTTCAATTACCTCAACCCAAACATCAATTTATACTACCGACGAGGAATTATGGAAAAAGTGGTCGGATGAAAGAAATAGAAGATTAGGTACATTAAAAATATATTTAAACGGGCGACCTGTATATAAGATTGAAGATTTTGAGGAGGTTGTTCCTTCAACAAGAGGTACTCAACCATTCATTCAATCTTGGGGTAGAGGTACTAACGGTTCTGGCGGTATACATGACCATGGAGTATCGTGTTTTAACTTTAAGAGAATCAAATATTTTGAAGAACCTCTTGATTTTGTACACGTTAAGCACCATTATATATCAACAATAAAACCAAACTTTAACATTATAGAATGTGTTTCTAATTGTATTGATACTGTTACAGGAAAATTAACACCATTAATAAATGATTTGGAATATTTATTAATACCCGAGAATGATTTGGAATATTTATTAATACCCGAGAATGATTTGGAATATGAACTTTTATAAAGAAAAAATTTAAAAAAAAATGCCATCTGGAGTAAGAATAACAAGTGATAATTTAAGTGGGAAAACGGCCACGGTAACGTTTCTACCTTTAACAGGGGGTACGGTAAGTATTGGTTCAAAAACAATACCGTTTAACTATATTGCTGATTATGTTTATGGTACATATGAGATTTATGTCCCACTATACGATTATATGTATGAAATTGAAGTTGTGGAAACAACCTCCACACCTACTCCAACAGCAACAATTGAGATTACTTTAACAAGTACCCCAACTCCAACGTTAACAAGCACACCTACGTTAACCGAGACATCTACACCAACAAGTACTCCAACATCGACATTAACGAGTACTCCAACACCCACATTGACAAATACCAGTAGTTCTTCGGGGAGTCAAGCATATTTTGCCAATTTAAGTTTTTCAACAAACACACAAGGTAGCTTTGTAAATAACCAAACTTTAGCATGTGACTCGTTGTCATGTTTACAATTGACAACATGTTATTCTACAGCAGGTACCAGTGCATATTTTTCAAATTTTATACCTGAGGTTGGTGATAAACTATATAATGATGATACCTTAACCACATATTATGCGGGAACAAACGGTTATTATATAAAATTAGATACATTTAATTTATTATATGTTGTTAATGGTATTATTGCTTCTGTCGATGATTGTCCAACACCAACTCCGACACCAACACTAACAAGTACCCCTACGAGTACATCTGAACCTGTTGCCACTCCGACATTAACAACTTCTCAAACATATAATATTGTATTAGAAAATAATAACACTGTTGGGGTTTCTTGGCAACTATATACAAGTAGTTTTAGTAGTAGTTGGAATTTTAGTTTTCCACTAACTCAAGGTCAAACCGGATATGCTAATCACTCAGGTATTGTGAGCGGCCAGTCTATTGCGGTTATCGTTGGGGGTAGTGGTTCTTATAGTATTAACATTTATAGAAATGATGTTCTTTTATATACGTCTCCGACAGCGTCTGTACCAACAAATATATCATATGATTTTACAACAGGGTTTACCACGTCGGATATATTAAGAGTGACATTGGATAACGTACCAACACCAACACCCACACCAACGTCAACTTTAACAAGTACTCCAACTAACACACCTACACCTACAGGGACTCCTGAAGTTACCCCAACACTAACAACTACACTATTACCACTTGATTTTAGTATAACATATAATTGTGTATCACCCAATTATACCATAGCAAGTGGTGCCACAGGTGGCTCAGGACAATATGAAATTGGATTAGGTAATTATGCGTCTGAAAACGACGCACTTAACAACACAAACTGGACCGAAATGCCTTCGGGTGGATTAAGTGTTGCGATTGGTTCCAATACAGGAACATATTGGATGGTAATAAGGGATACAAATAACCCTTCAACTATATTAGCAAAATCTGTTACAATAAATTGTAATACCCCAACGCCAACACCAACGTTAACGGCAACAAATACACCAACACTAACGAGTACACCAACACTAACAAGTACACCTACTATTACACCAACATTAACAACGACACCAACTTTAACAAGTACACCTACTTTAAGTGGATGTTTTGGAGTAAACACTCAAAATCAAACTTGGTTAACAAATCCAATATCATCATCTCAACCAAGTATGGGTGGTTATGGATGGTCACGTAATAATTCAACAGCTTTAAATGTTACTCAAGTTTCTTTGACGGTTACTTCTTTTACATTACAAAATATGGGTACGTTTTTTAGTTCACTAGTATCTGGCGACATTATAAGAATTCATAATGAGCCGGACATGAACAGTGGCTGGGTAGCATATACTATAACAGGTAAAACCGCGAACTTAGGTGGCGGAGTGGACAGCTATACATTTGATGTGACATATTCAACTGAGGATGGATGGGATAATGGAACCACATATGATTCGTCAACGGGAGGACGTACCATCAACTTCTATAATTCATCGGGTACTCAATATATCTGTTACTAATATTTATAAAATATGGAATTTTTTATACGACAAGGGTCAAGTGAACCAATTCTAAAAATGAGATTAATTGATGACGGTAAGAATGATAAATCGTCATTTAACGACATGTTAGAGAATTGTGATATCACTTTAGATATGTTCAGAATTGAAGATGGGGAACCTGAAATTTTAAGTTCTGAATGTAATATTACTACTCGCAATAAAAAATATGACCAAACAACTGATGAATATTATATTGTTCATAGGTTTACTGAAGCTCAAACTTCAAATGTTGGGAAATACGAAGCAAAAATTACTGTTCAATTCCTCGATACAAACTTAAATCCAACAACAAAACTTATCCTACCAATTAGGGAGAGGTTATTCATTACCATTTACTAAACACTTATTTTTTCATATCATAATTTATTGATATAAATTATGTTTGAATATCCATCTCATTTTAAGTATCCCGAAAATGAACGTATATGGTTTAAAGACCACATAGATAATTGGGATAAATCATTATCATTTCTTTTTGATAAACCAAATACCTGTTTGGAAATTGGGAGTTATCACGGAGCTTCTTCTGTTTACATAAAAGAACGACTTTGTAGTTTAGAAGGTTCTCACCTATATCTAATGGATATAAATCAATCTGAATATCTCTTATCAAATATAGAACCTTACGAAAACATCACATTCTTTCATGGAGAATCGAGAGATGCATTTAAATCCTTCACTCATAGAGGGGAAACAAAGGAATTTCTTGATTTTGTTTACATCGATGGAAGTCATATGTCATGTCACGTATTAGAGGATGCTGTTAATGCGTTTTATTGTTTAAAAGATGGTGGTGTGATGATATTTGACGATTATTTGGGAGGTTTAGAACAAGAGAAACACCTACAAGTAAAATCGGGGGTGGACTCATTTGCATTTGCGTTTCACAAACATTTAGAGTTGTTTTTCAATGGGTACCAATTAGGTTTAATTAAAAGGTGGAATTTTAGTGAACATGACCTAAAAGAAAATTATTATCCTCCCGTTTTGTAAATTCAATTTTTTTTACTTATATTTGTTAGTAAGACAAATTATACCACGGTGGTATAAGCTAATAAGTCAACTAATATATTATGTCAGAAGTAATTTCTCAAGAAGTTATCGAGAACTTCTTAAATGGTTGGGACCCCGAACAATACATAGTGGGGGTTGAATACGATTACAGAACCAACAAAATTTTCAAAGTAATTCAAGACCCTGAAAAAGGTAAAATTATAAAACAAGATACCTTGGTACCATTCCTTTGGGTTGGTGACCTAAGTGGTTTGAACTTTTACCAAAACAACAAATCCCTCCAAAAGAAAAAGATGGGTGAGTATGGTATTCTAATTGAGAAATTAGAAACCCATGGTAATGAACGTTTACAAAACGGTATGACACATCTAGTGAAGTGTATGAAAGGTTATACCGAATTGGTAAACTTCTTCAGACAAGGTGGTGTTGACCCGTGGGGTGAAAAAACAAAATCTCTTTTTACTATTCTATCTCCTGTTGAGCAGTATTTGATACAGAAAAAGAAACGTCTTTTTAAAGGTATTGATGATTATTCGGGAGTTCATCGATTTGTATTCGATATTGAGACCACGGGTTTGGAAGCAGAATCAAGTGAAATTATCTTGATTGGAGTTAAAGATAACCGTGGTTTACAAGAAACAATTCCTGCGTTTGGTGAGGATGGTGAGAAGAAATGTATTGAAAGATTCTTTGAATTAATACGAGAAGTAAAACCAACAATTATTGGTGGATACAACTCAGCATTCTTTGACTGGCCGTTTATTCTTAAACGAGCAAAAATATTGGATGTGGATGTTAGTGGATTGACACAAATATTCACAACACAAGGAATGAAGGAAAAAGAAGGGGTATTAAAATTAGCAAACGAAATTGAACCATATACCCAACACGTTATATGGGGTTTTAATATTATCGATATTGCACACTCCGTTAGAAGAGCACAAGCAATCAACTCCGAAATTAAATCTTGGGGATTGAAGTATATTACCAAGTATTTGGAAAAAGAAAAACCTAATCGTGTTTACGTTGATGGTGCGTATATTTCAAAGATTTATTTAGAAAACGATAGTTACTATGTTAATCCAAAAACAGGTAACTATAAAAAGATTGGTGAACCCGGTACAGATGGTTTACTTGAGAAGTATCCGAATAAATTTGAAATATGGCCAGGTAGAAAAATAGTAGAACAGTATCTTGACGATGACTTGTATGAAACTATGATTGTAGATGATTCATTCTCACAATCAACTTTCTTACTATCAAAGTTGGTACCCACAACATATGAGAGAATCGCAACGATGGGTACCGCGACACTGTGGAAAATCATCATGTTGGCGTGGTCATATGAGAATAATCTTGCGATTCCCGCTAAAGATGAAAAGAGAGCAATCACAGGTGGATTATCTCGTTTGTTAAACGTTGGATATGCAAAGAACATTGTTAAGTTTGACTATGCATCTCTATACCCATCAATTCAGTTGGTGTACGATGTATTCCCTGATTGTGATGTAATGCACGTACAGAAATCGATGTTAAAGTATTTCCGTAACATTCGTATTAAGTACAAACGTCTTGCCGGTGAATTAAAGTCATCTGACCCCGTTCAAGCGGAGATGTATGACCGTAAACAATTACCAATCAAGATTTTCATCAACGCATATTTTGGTTCATTATCCGCACCGCAAGTGTTTCCATGGGGAGATATGAATATGGGTGAAACCATTACATGTACCGGGCGTCAATGTCTTCGTATGATGATTATGTTCTTCATGAAGAAAGGTTATAAACCTCTCGTAATGGATACGGACGGTGTGAACTTTGAAACTCCCGACACTATTAATGAACACACTTACATCGGTAAGGGATTAAATGAATTGGTTGATGAGGGTAAAGAATATAAAGGTATCGAAGCGGACACCGCGGAGTTTAACGACATCTTTATGAGAAATGAGATGGGATTAGACATTGATTATACCGCACCATCTTGTATTAATGTTTCTCGTAAGAACTACATCATCAAATTAAATAAGAAAGGTAAAGAGGTTATTAAGTTAACCGGTAACACAATTAAATCTAAAAAACTACAACAATACATTGTAGAATTTTTGGATGAGGGATTGAAACATTTACTTAATGGTGATGGACTTTCTTTTGTTGAGTTGTACTATCAATACGTTGAGAAGATTTATAATAAAGAAATTCCTCTTTCCAAAATCGCCAACAAAGCACGTGTTAAACAATCAGTAGATGATTATAAAAAACACATTAAGAAAACCACTAAATCGGGTTCGTTAATGTCTCGCCAAGCACACATGGAATTAGTATTACAAAATAACTATCCCGCGGGACTTGGTGAAACGATTTACTATGTTAATAACGGCATAAAGAAATCCGACGGTGATGTTCAGAAGATTTCTAAACCAACAAAGAAAATGCAAGAGGAGTACATGAAAGAACATGGTACTCCGATACCAAATGATTACTTATTAATCAATTGTTATATGATTCCCGAAAAGGATATTGTAAACAATCCCGACTTAACAGGTGATTATAATGTTGCTCGATACCTAACAAATTTCAATAAACGTATTGAACCTTTGTTATGTGCATTTAAACCTGAAATTAGAGAGGATATTCTTGTTGAGGACCCAAAAGACAGACAATACTTCACCAAGTCTCAATGTGAACTTATAAGTGGACAACCATTAAAGAGTGATGGTCAAGATAAGTTCGATGAGGTTATGACACTTTCCGATAGTGAAGTATTATTTTGGAACCGAGTACAACGTGACCCGTTCTTTATGTATGTGGAAAACAGTATTGATTTAGTTGACCAATATTGGGTTGAGCACAATAGAAAAGTTGTGAACTTACAGGTTGCCAGTACAAAAAGTAATGAAGATGAGATAATCGAAACTAATGGTAATGATTTCGCTTATCACGCAGTAGAAAGTTAAATCACGTTAAACGGTGATTGCATTGGTCGGTATTTCAATGCCTTGTTAAGATTTTCAGCTTCGTTTCCTTTTCTCTCAAGAACTTTTTCAGGACGAAGTCTTTCTAATCTTTGCATTAATTCTTCCACCAATTTCAATCTTTCATCTTTCGCTTCAGTTAGAAGTGAGGAGTAATCGAGTTTTACTGAACTATCAGGAACTTGTAGGTCCCCCGAGAATTTACCCCAAATTCTTGCTAAACCTTCTTTAGCGTATGCAATAAGATATTTTCTAACCCAATTCTGTGCGGGTTTGTTTAACATATCCCAAGTTAGTTCTTCAGTTTCAACATCTGATGGTAGTTTAACAATACCATCATTTTTATCTAAACACGTATCTAACGCCATGGTATCGTAATACCAATACCATACCTTTTCTCTGTTGTTTTGAATAGAACCAAAATCAAATCTACCACCGGGAACATTGTAAAGGTGTACAATTTTAGTTCCATTAGGTCCCGCTGTAATACGGTAGGTTAAATCCATACCAATTAAACGGTTCTTAATGTTTCTATCTTGCATTCTTAACAAAAGGTCATAAGCAGGTAACATGAAATAAGAACCCGATGAACCTTGTTGAGCGAAACCACCCACACCACCAAATGCAACACCACCTAAACCACCGAAACCACCTAAGAATGGGTCGACAATAGAATCAGTAAGTTCTGCCCTTGTAAACCATAAAAGTTCATTGATTTCTCTACCAGCCGGTATTGTATATGTTTGAGTATTTGCACTAAGTGTAATATAATCCTTTTTTAACTCGGCATTACCACCTGTTTGAAGACCCACAATTTTAGAATATGAGTGAGTATATTGAGTTTCATAATCTAAACTTCTCGTGGTAAAAGCTCTTGTTAAAGATTGAGTATCAACATCCAATCCCGCCAACGCAGACCACTGAGATTCAATTAACCAATCACTCACGTATTGTTCATATTCAGACAAGGATAATTCTAAGAAAGTATCCATTTGTTCTTCTGTTAATTCAATACCTCTAACTGGCATTCCTAATAGATGGAATACCTGTGTATATAACTTCTCTCTGTCCGGTTGCGTAATTATTGTGGATGCCATATTGTTTTTATCTATAAATATTCGTATATTAGCATATCATAGAAATATTTTGTGAAACCTCAGTATAAGTTTAAATATAATAAAAACAAGTATTCCTCGGGAATCTATAAGATTTGTACGGGTAGAGAATCCGTACATAGTAAGGAAAAACCAAGATTAAAAGAGAATTGGGATAAGGTATATAAGAAGTTTTATACCCCTCACAATCAATATGGTGTAAATCCTGAGAGCGGTCTTGAGGGTGTTTTAACCTCAAAGAAAACATGGTCCGCGGTGAACCAAATTAATACACACGCAACCGCTCAGGACATTCTAATTCAATATCTAAACCAACAGATTTCAAATAAGTTTGTTGCTCGAGGAATTGAAGATGTTGATGGGAGAAAGGTAAAACTAATTGAATTTGACCCTAAATCTGAAGACCCCGAGTACATTCGTAACGAACTTGACAATTACTTCTTTTGGATAAATTATTTTGGTGATAAGATTTTCAAAAACCTTAATCAAATAACCAAGGAAGACCCATTACATCAGATTTTGGAGATTGCCAACTTTACAATGGCACAGGGAACTTTTGGTGAGTTGTCCACGGAATATCTACTCAAAACAAAATATAAGGATAAGTACAACACATATCGTAATTCATCAACAAGAGGTGATTTCTCTGATATGATTACAGGTACTGATATATATGTAACCGTAAAAAGTAGTCCTGAAACCATCAAAAATTTCCAAGTTAAAAACTCGAAGATTTATAGTGGTAACACAATCTATACATCAATAAACACAAGGGACTACAAAAAGAAGGGAGTTGATTATTTGGTATTGGCACAAATAGATATTAAAGATGACCCAACATATGTTCCAAATCCTACAACATTAGTTTTTTTACCAATGAAGGAAGATTTATTGAAAACTAATAAAAGCTTCACCGGTACAAAAGACACTTACACATTCGATTCAAAAGATATTATTATGGAAGAAAATATAAGTCCAATATTCAAATCAAAACCGTTCTTTGAATTTTTTAAATACTGTTCAAAACAAGGTATCGGATTTGACATGGATGTTTCAGAAAACGAAACTAAGTTCGAGATTTTAGAAAAATCAATTAAGTTTTTACTTCCCGAGAAGGAAGAAAACTTTGATGAATCGGTTGTTCTTGACGCGTGGAAACAGTTAATCGAAATCTACGATGATGGTCCGGCTAAAAAAGAAAATTTAGAGTTCTTACAACAATTCGTTAAGAAGTGATTGAGCAAAACTCTCAGAGTATTCTCCGTCACCCATTACTTGGTCAATAATATTCTTTTTCTTCTGTAAGATATTATAAACAATCATCTCAATAGTGTTCTCAAATACAGGATAGTAAACGAGGACACTATTTTTTTGTCCATATCTATATGCCCTATCTTCTGCTTGTGAATGGTCAGAAGGAACGAATGAAAGGTCATTCATAATAACAGTTTCGGCTGCAGTTAATGTAATACCAACACCGCCAGCTTTAATGTTTGAAATGAACACTTTTATCTTATCATCATTTTGAAATCTATCAACACTATCCTGTCTTCTTTCTTTTGACATTCTACCATCAAGAGTTACTGAATTTTTCTTGTACTTCTCATGTATCATATCCAAACTCATAGTGAAGTTTGTGAAGACAATTACCTTCTTACCTTGTTCAATAAACTTATCAATTAATTCACAAGTATATGGTACTTTTTCATATGCAATAACTTGTCTTATCTTCATCAAACGATTAAGAGTTACACTAATTGATTCGTTCTTTTTATTGTCCTTAGTAATCCTCATGAAATCCTCTAACTCCTCATCATAGAAGGTACTCTTCATATCCAAGAAAACAGGTGTAATAATCTTTTCAGGTAAATCAAGAATATCAGTTTTCATCCTTCTTAATACGAGGTTCTTAGTTCTATCTCTTAATTCATCGAGATTACTTGCGCCGCCGGTATTCCATATTTTTTTACCTCCAACAGTGAACTGATATCCCGCACAATATCTTCTAACAAATCCTTGCCAATTTAATGCAATCGGTGAGTTCACAATCTTCAACAGATTGTAATAATTGATTGGTCTTGATGTCATTGGTGTACCCGTCAACAACCAAACCTTAGGGATTTGTCTAACAATATCATTTATCAATTTAGTTCTCTGTGCCGTTGGATTTGAAATGTAATGAGCTTCATCAATAATCACCAAATCAAATCCTTCATTCATGATTAATTTATAAGCTTCACTGTCTTCTGTTTTATCGGTTGTGTGGTAATTCTTTATAATGTCATAATTGATGATATAATAATCATAAGTGGAACCCCATTTCCTACCCTCAACAATTAAAGTTTTCTTTTTAGAATAGTTTTCAATTTCTCGTGACCAGTTAATTTTCAAAGAAGCGGGACAAATAATTAAAACCTTTTTTGCACCACTTTCTAATGATGCAATGATTGCCGAAGTTGTTTTACCAAGACCCATATCATCCGCAAGAATGAATCGGTCATTAGCTAGTAATTTTTCAATTGCCTCTTTTTGATGTGACATCGGTGCTCGATGTGAATACGGTGAATAATCAACCTCTCTGTTTAATTTCTTTTCTTCTTGGATGATTGATGATTTTGGTAACCAAAATGCATATAGTTTTTCAGTGTCAATTATTTTACCCCAAATGTGGTAAGCTTTGTCACTTTCGCATAGTAATTTTTCACACCAAACCTTTTCGGGGATAGATGTTAGTTTTTTCTCATCCATCATTTTTTCACCGAAATTCTTGGCAATTGTAAGATATTTTCGAGCAACCCTTGGCACCGTCTCATGATATTTTAAGACGTATTCAGATTGAGGACGAGTAAGTTGGAAATTTTTAACGGTTGAGAATTTCAATTTCCAATCTAATAATTGATTATTGAAACCTTCGTAGTTTAACAGTATATCCCTCGCCTCTATTTCGGGTATTTTATTCTGCATATAATCTAAATATAATAAAATAGAATGAATATTTAAACTATTTATTGAGTATGAAGCATAAGTTACCCATAACAAGAATTAGTAAATTCTTTTCTGAAACCGATTTTGATTTAAACCAACAAATCGGACAGGAATATCTGCATGGGGATTTAAACATGAAATTAGTGTTGTTTAGAGTTGACAGACAGAAAACAGATACCGATGAAGTTTATGCCGAAGTTGGTAAGGACCAAATCAAATTTTTACCCCCTGTTGAATTCAATGGATTGGTAAAAATCGAGGAACCAAAAAACTCAACATATAAGGGTGGTTTGGGTAGGTACTTGGAGCCGGGGAATATGTCAATATCGGTATACATAAGACATTTGGAGGAGTTAAAGGTAGATATTAGATATGGTGATTATATCGGTTATGCGGAATCTGAGGATAGAATACGATATTATACTGTAACAAACGATGGTAAAGTAACATCGGATAATAAACATAACATGTTCGGTTTTAAACCATATTACCGAACAATACTTTGTACACCTGCTCAGGAATCTGAATTTAGAGGAATATAATCATGGGAATACCTAAAAGAAAAAATAACATTCAAGTTTACGGAGTTAAATCCGATATGAACGGACCCGATATTGTGGGTAGAAGGAAAGAGTTATTAGAAAGAATAACAAAATCAGACACTTTTCTACCTGATTCAATATTGCATGAGGACCTTGATTTAGGTATGCTCGATTATGTAAAAGAAAACTTCAAAATCGTATCGGATGGTGACCAAATTCCAATCATACCAAGAATCTTAACCATTCAAAGATGGGGTGAGATGTCAAACAATTGGACATTTGCGGACGAAGATGGTAATATGAAACTACCATTCATTGCGGTTATTAGAAAACCCGACGTTCAACCCGGTACAAACCCATCGATACAAAGAACTATCCCCGATAGAAGAGATTTTTTCTACGCTTCGGTTCCGACATGGAACGGAACTCAGATGGGAGCAGACATTTATAAGATACCACAACCCGTGGCAATTGATTTAACATATGATGTCACTGTTGTTTGTACAAAACTTAGGGATGTAAACCGTTTCAATAGAATTGTACTTCAGAAGTTCTCATCTCGTCAATCATATACGAGTGTTAAAGGACATTATATTCCAATTGTATTAGATAGAATTGAAGATAACACCCCAATGGATACATTAGAGGGTCGTAGATTCTATATTCAGAACTATACATTCACAATGTTAGGTTTCCTAATTGATGACGAGGAGTTCGAAGTAAAACCCGCAGTTAGTAGAATGTTTCTTTTAAACGAATTCATTAAAAGTAACAACTTTGCTAAGAAATATGTGGTAAAAACCATTGAGGTTACTATTGCTTCGTTTCCTGCCGATGGTTTACAAACACAATTCAGTGTTGGCGAAACGATAAACGTGTTATTTACGGTAGCAATTAACGGTCTTATCCAAGTTAGAGATGAGGATTATTTCCATATTGCTCAAACATCAAAAATAACTTTCTCTGAACCACCACCAGAGGGTTCGGTTGTGACCATCACATACTATAAGGGAAGAAATGACACTTTTGTAGATACTTTTGGACGACCACTAAATGTCGTTTATGATACTTTTACATATGACGGTAGTGGTTTAGAATTCACAACATCAAGCGCGATTGATAGCGTTATAAGTTTGGATATTAACGGTCTTGTAGAAGACGAAGGTGCGGGATTTGAAGTTTCGGGTAACTACACCGTAAAACTACTTGGTGCACCTGTTGTTGGTTCTAAAGTTAGTGTGGTTTACTTGAGTTAATTCTCACCATATATGTCTTTTTTTTTGGGTTTACAGGTCTCCTCAATCCACTTCTGAACAACCTTGTAAATTTTCATACCATTTTTATCACAATATTCTTTCAACATCTGATGATGTTTTTCACTGACTTTGATGTTTTTTGAGTTCTCTTTTTCCATAAAGATAAATAAGGATAAAAAAGGATTTTTTATTATCCTTTTTTAAAAAAGTCACGAAATCTTTGCTAAAAACAAAGATATTTATAGAAAACAAATAAAATAAATTAACCAAACTATTAAAAATGGCAAATTCAAATAGAGTATTTGTATCTCCGGGTGTTTACACGTCAGAAAAAGATTTAACATTCGTAGCACAGAGTGTTGGTGTTACAACTCTTGGATTGGTTGGTGAGACCCTTAAAGGTCCAGCATTTGAACCAATCCTTGTAACCGATTACGATGAATTCAAACTTTACTTCGGAGGTTCATCACCAGTAAAAGATGGAAACGGTAACCCTAAATTCGAGTTACCTTATGTTGCTAAAGCATACCTTGAGGAATCAAATCAACTTTTCGTAACAAGAATTCTTGGTCTTACAGGTTACAAACCCGTGAGAACATTCGCAATAAAAACCCTTGGTGGGGTTACTTTGGGTTCATTGAGTGGAAACACTTCAGGAACTTGTGACCCATCAACATTTAACGGAATCACAGGAAGTACATTTTACTCAAACATGTCAGGAGTAACCGCATACGACGGTCAATTAATGGCAGATTACCTATTCTCAACATTTAGTGGTAACACAGCATCCAATGACGGACAGTGGTTCGTTATCGGTGAGGTACCATCATCAGCAACTTCAGGTTTGAATGCAAGCTTAGAAGAAATTTCACCTTTAACGGGTTTAAATGACGCAGATAATCCAAACGGTAAAGAATGGTACAACCAATTCTGTAACACAAATGGTACTGAAGTTTACTCATACCTATTTGAATACACATCAGGAAGTACCGGTACATTTAACGTTACACAGTTCGTTTATGATTCAACATTAATGAGTGATTATGACGAACAAGTTGTGGTTGCGTTCCGTCCTAGAGGTTCTTACTCAGGTCAAACATTGAATTTAGAAGTTACAACAAACAGCAACTTCAATGTTACAGGTGATGATTTACCATTTAACCCATTCTCTGAATTTACTATCACGGTGACAGGTTCAACAAGTGGGGTGAAAACTTTCACGTGTTCAATGGATACTACCTCATCAAAATATGTAACTAAAGTTTTAGGTACAGATGTATTTGACAAACCAAAATCAGAAGTTCCTGTATATGTTTACGAATCGTACCCTAACTATTTAAAATCAGCTTTCGAACAAGGTTTTGTAAGAGGTTTAAGTTTAACAGAAGTGTTTGTATCTGAAGGTGACAATTTTGTTGGACAATGGGATACCCCAATGTCACCAACAGTTGTTTCTGAAGTTCGTGGTGGTGAAGTATCTGACTTGTTTGATGTTATCACTATCTCTGATGGTAACGCAGCAAACGAACAAGTTAAAATTTCAATCATCAATATTAACTTGGAAACAGGTGAATTTGATATGATTGTTCGTGACTTTAACGATTCTGACGATAATATGGTGGTTCTTGAAAAATTCACAAGATGTTCAATGAACCCTGACCTACCGGGTTATGTGGCAAGAAAAGTTGGTACATCTGACGGTGAATATGAATTGCGTTCAAAATACATCATGTTAAATATGGCAAGTAACCATCCGGTGGATGCGTTCCCTGCAGGTTTCAAAGGATTTACAGCTAACACATCATTCTCAGGTTCAACTTTGGGTTCTGTTATGTACAAAACTCAATTCTTCGAAGCTGGCGATGTAATTGGATATGAAAGTGATGGTACTCAAAAATTATCATCAGGTGATAAAGTAAGAAAAATCAGTTTTGGTCTTTCTTCACAAGTTGGTTATGATAAGGACCTTTTCAAATATAAAGGTTCGGCCGCTGCTGGCTCAACCAGCGGTTTCCACTTATCAACTAACGCATCTACAATCACTGGTACAACGTTTACAACCACACCTTATGACTTAGAAGGTCAAACAGGTGTTGATAACGTAATGACAAGTATTAACTACCGTAAATTCACATTCGCAGTATGTGGTGGTTTTGACGGTTGGGATATCTACAGAGAAGTTAAAACATTCGGAGACCCGTACATCTTTGGAAAACCAACTTATGTAAGTGGTAACACTTCAAATGGTGGTGTTTTCAGTACAACTGCCGGAAACTCTGACTACTACGCTTACCTACAAGGTATCAATACATTCGCAAACCCTGAAGCAGTTGACATTAACATCTTCGCAACTCCGGGTATTAACTTCTACGACCATAGTTCATTGACTTCACAAGCAATTGACATTATGGAAAATGATAGAGCGGATTCACTTTACATCATCGCGCCACCTAATTTCTCAACAGTTGAGGAAGTAGTAGATGCATTAGATGGAGTTGCACTTGATACTAACTATTCAGCAACCTACTGGCCTTGGATTCAAGTTAGAGACCAAGATAATGCAACACAACTATACATCCCACCAACAGGTGAGGTTGTTAGAAACATCGCTCTTACCGACAACGTATCATTCCCATGGTTCGCGGTAGCAGGTTACTCAAGAGGTTTAGTAAAAGCTATCAAAGCAACTAAGAAATTGACACTTGACGAAAGAGATGAGTTATACAAAAATAGAATTAACCCAATCGCAACCTTCTCAGATACTGGTACTATCATTTGGGGTAACAAAACCCTTCAAGTTAGAGAATCTGCGTTGGATAGAATTAACGTAAGAAGATTATTGTTAAGAGCAAGAAAGTTAATTTCGGCAGTTGCGATTAGATTACTATTTGAACAAAACGATGAGCAAGTAAGAAATGAGTTCTTGAGATTGGTTAACCCAATTCTTGAAGCAATTAAGAGAGAAAGAGGTTTATACGAATTCCGTGTAACTGTATCAAATGACCCAGAGGACATTGATGCAAACACTCTTAGAGGTAAGATTTATATCAAACCAACTCGTTCACTTGAATTCATTGATGTTGAGTTCATAATCACACCAACAGGAGCATCATTTGATAATATCTAAATGAAAAAAGGGGAAGTTTAACCGCTTCCCCTTTTATATGTTTCACATGGAACCAAAATTTATAAAAAATATACTTTGATAAACCACCCAGTATTATACCAGAATATTCTAGTATCTAGTTCTAGTATTATTATTTTCTAGTTTTATTTCTAGTTCTAGTATTATACTAGTATGGAAAAAATACGAAAAAAAAATGACATTAACAAGAGGTGCAGATAAACAAATTATATTTTTTAGATAATAACATATTTATAAGAAAGTAAGATAAACTTAAAAAATTAAAAAAACATAGACATGGCAGATTTATTAATGAAAATGCCGGTTCCTTACGAACCGAAAAGAGTAAACAGATTTATCCTTCGTTTCCCTTCTTCATTGGGAATCAACGAATGGTACGTTTCGTCAGCGGCTAGACCGAGTGCTAAAATCAACTCAGTAGCGATTCCATTTATCAATACTTCAACTTACGTTGCTGGTAGATTTGAATGGAATGAATTAAGAGTAACCTTTAAAGACCCAATTGGTCCTTCGGCATCACAAGCATTGATGGAGTGGTTCCGTTTACACGCAGAATCGGTAACAGGTCGTATGGGTTATGCTGCAGGTTATAAGAAAGACATTGAATTAGAAATGTTAGACCCAACGGGTGTTGTGGTTGAAAAATGGATTCTTCAAGGTACTTTCATCACCGACTTAAACTTCAATGAACTTGATTATTCAAGAGATGATATCGCAACTATCACTTGTTCATTGAGAATGGATAGATGTATTCAAGTATACTAAAATAAAACAAAATCTGTCAAAGCGAAGGTCTCTCAAAAGGAGACCTTTACTTTTTTATATAAATTCCGTAAACTTATATAGTTATAACAAAAACATTTATGGAAGAATTTAGAGTCGACCCAACCATTGCGTATGACGTTGTGGAACTACCCTCAAGAGGGATACATTACCCAAGTGGAAAAAAATCATTACGAGTTGCTTATTTAACGGCAGCAGATGAAAATATTTTATCTGCACAAAATCTAATCGCTTCAAATTCAGTTGTTGAAGAGTTACTAAAAAGAAAAGTTTTAGAAAGAGATTTTAACATCGATGATTTAGTTGATGAGGATAAACAAGCGGTTTTATTATTTTTAAGAAACACTGCGTTTGGTCCTGAGTATAAGGTTTATTTAAAAGACCCAAAAACTGATGAGGATTTTTCTGTGTCAATTGATATTAGTGAAATGAAATTTAAAGATTTCACGTTGGAATCAGATGAGAATGGTGAATTCCATTATCATATGGAAAAAAGTAATGTTGATATCACATTTAAATTCTTAAATAAAAAACAACAAAATGAGATTGATGAAATCGAGAAGAGTTGGAAGGGTCAGGGTGTACCACCTATTGTGACAAAACAACTTGAAATGATGATTAAATCGGTAGCGGGAAATAAGGACATGATGAATATTCACAATTTTATTCAAAAACTTCCGATTAAAGACAGTCAAGATTTTAGAAAATACGTAAAAGAACATACACCAGGTTTAGACCTTAAAAAAGAAGTAAAATCCCCGTCAGGAGCGTCCGTGCTGGTAGATATCGGATTCGGGGTGGAGTTTTTTCGCCCTTTCTACGGATTATAAGAAAGGACAATTAGATGAAATATTGTATCTAATTAAAAGAGGATTCTCTTATGGAGATATCCTATCTATGCCAATATACATTAGGAGATACTATATAAATTATCTAATTGAATTGGAAAATAGTTCAAATTAGTATTTATAGGTATGGCGGATTTATTAGATTTAGCAAAGAAAGGAAGAGTCACTGAATTTGAAAAGGAGTGGGCAACGAAGAACAACAGACCCTATCCTTTAAATTACAATGATGGGATATTAGCAAAGGCAGAATTCGACCGACTTAAAACATATGATACAAGTGCAGGAAAAACCACAAGTGGTAGTGGTACTGCAAACACATTTCAAAAAATAGCCGGTGGTGTTTTAAATGCTGGTGCCGAAATTATTGGTGCACAAGAACAAACGGGTTATCTCCCACAAATGACAGAGGAATATATTAAAATGTCCGGTGTTATTAAGGGAATGATAGATGGTCAGGGGAACCTTAAAGGTGCCACTGAAATGTTTAAAACAGTATTGGGTTCAATTGGTGACCAAGGTTTATTATACTACAAACAACAAACTGAATTACTCGGACAAGTCAATAAAGAACTTGGTTTAACGGGTAAATTTTCTGAAGCATTTAGAGATGAATTAACACAAGCGAATCCCGAATTACTAAGAATTGGAATTGGTTTCCAAGAATTATCAAACGCAGCTACCGGTTTGGTACAAGAAACAGGTAGATTCTTATCT